TCAACATTCCGCAAGCGTCCGTGACCTGAGCCCTCTGGCTCTTTCCTGCCGGGACGCCTTGATACATCTTGCGCCAGATCACAGCGGGAAGCCCCGTGCGTACAGTGGTTAAATGGCCGGTAGGCAGGTTTCCTTCCTGCCATGGCATGTCAATGAGTATCTGGTTGCTCTGCTGAAGCAACTCAACTACCTTGTCAATCTTCCCTTGAGGGTCCATTGCCCTTGCCGCATCAATCAGATTCGGAAAGTATCCGGTTCCTGGTAATGCCATAATTCAAATCCTCCTTCGTGAGATTTGTTATTTTTTGTCTGTTTTGTCGTAAAGCACAGAGGCTATCCCATCCATCGTGTTGGTGGCGGGCTTTCCTTTGCCTCTGGCTTCCAGTGTGTCCTCTTTTAAATGTTGTGCCATCCTTGCGAACACGCGCACAAATTCAGGATGGTTGCCGAGCCCGTAGTCATCGAACACTTTTTTAAGCTCAGGCGTGCCAAGGGTGTTCAACACTCTAACTGCATCTTTGACCGAGGCTTCAAACTTGTCCCCGCCGATCTCCGTGTCTTTCTGCGCGTCAGCTTTCCATGATTCCTTCTGAGCGTTCCACGCATCTGCCTGGCGCTTGATAAACGCAGGGGCGATCTTCGTGGAATAGAGGTCGATAATCTTCTGCGCCCTCCCCTGTGATAGTCCGAGTTCCTTGAACATCGGCAGGGCTTCGGTGAGAAGTTCTTTATCCATCTGCATCCCATCCGGTACCTTGAAGTCCGCGTAAGCCTCCGGCACTTTCGTGTCGGCTTCGAGTGCAACCTTCGCATCGTCCTCCTTTTTTAAATCTTCAGGACTCAGCTTTGACCGGCGCTCTTCCTCCGTCTTGGCGGATGCAATAGACTCTTTCTTTGCCGTCACCTCTTCCGGGGTGAACAGTTTAGAAAGGTCGTCTGCCGGTGGTACGGGTGGTATCACCGGGGGCACAGGCGGATCGCCTACAGGTGGATCAATCGGTGGATTCGGGTTCGTCAGGTTCGGGTCTTGGTTCAAGTTGTCTGCCATATTCTTCCTCCTTCTTTGCTGCTTTCGTCATTAAAATGTATGCTTCCGGGTTTATATCTATCACCTGCTTTAGCAGGGTGTTTCCTACTGAGCGCCTTCCCTCATTGAATGCCGTTGCATAAGGATCGTCGGGGACAAATGACTGCGCAAAAATTCCACACCGCGACATGAACCGCCATACGAAACGGCGTCCCCATTTTGTTTTTAAAATAGTTCTGAGGTCCTCTTCGTCCCATTCATTCAGCCTTTCATTAAAGGTCTTCGCCGGTGTCTGCGTCATTGTCCTGTCATTGTTTTGATAATATCCTGAACATTGCCGCCGTCGGTTTCACCCATAGCCTTGCCAGCCTGCGCAGCCTCCTTGACCGGTTTCGCCATCGCCGCCATTTGCGACATTTGTTGCTGTTTCTGCCGGATGTCGCGCAGCACCTTGACCTGCTCTTTCGTCCTGATGATATTCGGGTTGATGCCGTGCATGTCGGCGTAGGTGTCTATCGCCTCATCAACATCAAATTTATCCAGAGCTGCGGGGCTAAGGTTCGCCAACGAGCCGGTGAATGCCGCTACCTTCTCTATGTTCGCCGTCCCCAGGAGCTTTTGAGCCTGAGCCAAAATGCTGATGTATTCGATCTTGAGCTGTTGTCCTTGTAATCCTTCGGGCGGAGGTGGGATCAGGCCGCGCCGGAGCATGATGCCGAACGTTCGTTCTATCAACGGATCGAACAGTTCATCATTCAATCTTTCCATGACAGGGCCGAGGATCAACACCTTCTCGCTGTGTCTTTCTTCAATCTCCCTGGCTGTCATCTCCGGGTTGTCGGACTGAGACAGCATCGCCATCATGTCCTCAAAGTAGCAGCGCTTGATCCTGCCCTGTATCTCCTGGATGTCTTCAAGTATCTCCTTGATCGACGGGTTGACTTCATAGGCTGGCCGGAATCCGGCGTGCTTCTGCTGCGCCAGCCCCTCTATGTAGGTAACGTCACCGGGAAGAATGGAAGACCGCTGTGTTCTCAATGAAGCATCAGCGATCATCGGAGGCCGTACCCATTTATCAATGGCTTCCGCCTTGCGCCTCTGCTCAAGTTGTAACGCCTTTATGTCTCCCAGGGCGTCCATGCCCGGGCTGTATCCGTAGCAGGAATCGTCGTAGAGATCCCACCGGGGAGCCATGACCGGGAATTCATCGAAGCCGGACTTGCGGAGAAATAGACCGTAAGAGGCGTTCCATTCAAAGTACACACTACGGAAAGGCTTATTGTCGCTGGACAGTCTGATCCCGTCTCTTTTATCGTTCGGCTCGATGCAATGGCAGACTTCCATTTCGGTCTCGTACTGTTTCGACTGGAAGTATTGCCTTGTGGATGGCGACACGTTATCAATGCCAAACCGCTGCACCATCTGCCTCACGGTCATGGGAAACCGGCGGTAGAGCGTGTCGCACCGGTTAAACTGATTGACGGCAATTAAAAACTGGCCGGTAAGGAAATAATAGAACCTCACCGTTGAATGCTCATCTTCCAGACAGCACATGGCCGCCGTACCGTAATCGCCAAGTGCGCCATACACGGAAGGCAGAACCTGATAGAGATTGCTCTTTGCGAAGATGTCCCGCATCTGATTTTCAACGCCATATAACCACGCTTTTGCCGCGCCATGTTCCTCCAAGTCGGGGTCAACTGTGCCGAGCTTGAACCAGGGCCTGGCCGGGGAGGTTAGGCCGGCCATAAGCCCTGATCGGAGAGTGCGACTGGCAAGAGTCGCAGAGGAGTCGATTATTTTTTTATTGAACTTGCTGCCCTTGCTATAATCTATGACGTTGTTGACACGGAGGGAACGCGGCCTGATGTGGTCGGCTATGTCCTGCCAATGCGGGAGAAAGGAAGAGCGTTCGTCTTCCATGGCACCATATCGCCGCTGGAAATGGTCGCGGAGTTTCCAGTTTTTATCTTGGTCTTCTGTTCGTCTGTTTGGCATATCAACCCACCAGTTTTATGTTTTTCCCCACATTGGAAATCGGCAACTCAATCCCGGTTGTCGCCTTCACATAGACCGCAACAATGCCCTCGTCTTTTACCGGGTAATAAAACCCATAGTCCTTGACCACCACAAAAGCCGGGCTGCCCGGGAGTTCTTGTAATCCCATAACTGTCATGTTCGGGTTTTGGGGCATTGCGGTCATGACAAGCCTTCTCGGTTCTCGGAGCTTGTCGCCGTCGCGCTTGCCGATTAAAATCGTGCCGTGAATTGAAAATAATGTCAGAGTATCCATAATCAACTCCCCAAAAGAGATTTTGACACCGTAGGGGTCGTGCCGGTTACACCCTCGGGCCCTGTTAAAATGGTGTTGCTCGCCGCCGCTCTGCGCCGTCGCTGCTCCGCTGTTTCGGCCTTCTGTATATCTCCTTGCGCCTGTTGTGGGGCCGGTTTCGGAGCGGGTACTGGCGCCGGTGCTGGAGTGCCGATGCACATCTTAGTTTCCTCCTTGATACGGGTCATATTCACTTACGATGCCGCTCTGGTTTCCAAGGGCGCGGCCGCCGTACTGCTTTGCGGCTACCGGGAAAGCGAATGAAAGTATCCAGACATCAAACTTACCGGGTGACCTGCCGAGCCGCTTTTTAATTTCCTTCTTGCTTTCGAGCTGCACCTTGCCGTCTGTCCGGGGTACAGTTTCGGGGCAAAGAATATCCTCGTAAAGTTCTTTATTGTCAGGCAAGGCGCCGCCGTCCTTCAGCCATTTTTTTGCTTCGTTCGCCATCTCTGCGCGTTTATTGTGGCAGCCGGGATCGCTTGACTTCTCCGCAAACCAGACAAGCTGCCAGGATCGACCCCACGTCCTGCCGGCGCTGATGATGCCCGTACCAAATCCGCCATCGATGAATACGGCGTCGGCCTTCTCGTCATCCTCGATCTGAGCAATCAGGTTAGCCATCTGAATATCGTTGTCGTTCTTAGGGATGGTGCGAAGAAGACGGAACAGAAGCCCCTGCCTCATTCCGATCTCCATCATGTCGTCGCCTTCCCATGCGGGATCAACGGTGAGGACCTTTGGCGCAAAGTTATATTGTTCTGTTCGGAGGACCTTGCCGAAAGATTTATCCAGATCCTCAACAGAATAGAATTGCTTGGTGGAGATCGACGGGAACATGCCGCGAACGCGGACTTTCATAAAGTCGCTGTCAAGGCCGTAGTCGTGGATCCATTCCTCGATCTGCTGCTTGTTGGTAAGGGTGACGCTGCGGGAGTCGATCTGTTTTGTGATCCACCGATGCTTGAAGCGGCCAAAGCAATCCTTAAACCGGCCAATGTTTTGTGTCGGGTTTCCAAACACAGCCCAGATGATCTCTGTGTTCTTATCGGTCAACGCGCCTTCAGAAACTTCCCATATCTTGTCGGGGATGACAGACGCCTCGTCGAATATCAGGAGAATGCGCTTACCTATGTTGTGCAGTCCCGCAAAGGCTTCTGTGTTGTTGATAGACCAAGGGATCATATCAACCCGCCAGGTCTTCTCGTGTTCTTTATCGACTGAGAAGATTGCCGTGGCGGTCAGCGTGAACCAGTGCTTTGCAATAAAAAGGCGGTGCCATTTTGCCAGCTCCGCCCATGATTTTGTTTTAAGCTGCGCCTCCGTGTTCGCCGTTACAACGCCGCGCGTATCTTCCATTGTGGAGAGGCCCCACAGGATGATCCAGGCGACAACGGCGCTTTTTCCTATGCCATGGCCCGATGCTACGGCTATCTCAATGGCCTCGTTGATTGTCAGTAGCCCCTTGCCTATCGCAGTCAATAGCTCTGTCTGCCAATCCTCCGGACCGGGCTTCCCTTCAAGCTCTCCCTCTCCCCAGGGGAATGAATACAGCACGAAGCCCAGGGGATCATCACTAAAGCCCTCAATGTCCTTTACTAGCTCGGCTTCGTAATCAATGACGCTTTTTCTTTGTGCTGCCTGCCGCATTCTTCCGATACTCCCGCGCTTTCTTTATTCTGTCTGCAAGGTTGATCGTGCCACTATGTTCAACCCTGAGGGGCTTTTTGATACCGATGATTTCAACAACGAGATTGAGGGCTGATAGTTTGTCGTACAGCTCAAACTCAATGGTTGATGTCTTGTAAAGCTCGTCGCCGCTTTTTGATTCCGTGATGATGGTCTTCTCTCTGATTTTTTTAATTGCTCTGGATTTGTGCTTCTTGAGGGTATCGAGCGGAAGGACTTGTAGTGCGCCGCCTTCGTCAACGGTGATATAGTCTGCAATGTCCGAATAGCCAATAAGGGCAAGCTCACGGGCTATCTTGGGAACCCTGTGGCCTGCCCGTTCAAACTGACGTTTCGTGTCACATATAACCTCCTGTGATATCTCTTTTGTCTTTTCGTCTTGGAGTGTTTTATCTGGAAGGCCTCTCATGGCTATATGATAGCATAGAGCTTTTGAGAATAAAAGATGAACTATGGTGAATTATAGTGAAGTGAACCAATCTTGAAACTTGTCGTCGTATTCAACTAATTCGTGCCTTAAAAACATAGGGCGTCCTGATGGTGTGCGCCTCAATGGAAGATTGTTTGCATAGATAAACTTCAATGCACCGCGCCATGTATGGATGTCATACATATATTCGATAATGGGGAGTATGGACTTTCTTCCAATCAGCCGTTCTATCGGTCTTTCTCCTCTCGCTTTTTGAGAAGCGCGTCACTCTTGCCAAGATTACATTCACGGCACGACGTAATAAGATTCTCCTCAATAAACTGTCCGCCATGCGCCCCTGGGTGAATATGATCAATTTGCAATTCCACCTCAGGACACGTTTGCGGATTCCTTCCGCAATACTGGCAGCGAAAGCCATCTCTCTGAAGAATTTTAAATCGTAGTTTTAATAAGGCGTCGTTTTTTACAACTGGTCGTTCTCTTATCTTCCGATCAATGTCCACGATGGAATCATTGTCATACTGAACCCCAAATTCAACAATTAACAATTTTTTAAACTCAAGGAAATTAAGCTCCCCAAAGTTTTTCATTCCCTTAAGCCTATTGGAGGGAACATAAATAAAGTCACGCGGCGTCTTAATATCAAACTCCACAATCAGCTCTCTAATACGGTCACAGACGCTCGCCTTAAAATTAGTTATGATTTTTAATAATTTGTCATCTTCTCTTTCGCTCATATCACAATCGCCTTTCTTCCAAAGTGCATACCTTCAGCCATTACCTGCCTCCCCAGAACATCAGCAGCATGATCAACGCCCCTATCGCCAGGATCGCCA